CGGCGATGTTCTGGGCATTGTTCGTGAAGGTATTGGAGAGATCCAGTCGGGCCACTTGCGCCGCCGGGATACCGCTATCGGCCAGCACCTTCCCCGTCGCATCCCCATAACTCGCCAGATCGCCCGCCGTGCTCGATCCCGGTCCGGTGACATTCCCCGTCGCCTGCGCCGGAGAGCCGACCCGCAGAATGACTGACTCGTTGTTACTGAGCGCCGAGCCCCCCGTCGAGACGGTCGTCACCGCGAAGTCGATATAGGTCCCGTGATCGACCCCCGCCGCCGTGGTCGTCCATTCGCCAAACTGCGTATGGTCGGTGGTGTTCTGCACGACAATCCGGCTGCCCGTGACGGCCAGCAGCAGCGTCCAGTACACATCGAGTTTGTCACTCGTCGTGGTGCTGACGTAGAGATGGCCCGGATTGGGCCACGGTTCGGCCTGATCCAGCAGCACACGCCCGCTCGCAGGCGGCGGGGTGTTGCCGGTCGAAAAGGTGTAGTTCAGGGTGGTGGACTGCCCAGCGGTCACGGGCGCGGTCGTCAGGCTCGTCACACGACCTTTGGCGTCCACCACGACAATCGGCACGTTGGCGCTGTCGCCGTAGGTGCCCGCGACCACGCCAGTTGAGGCCAGCGTCAGTGGCTGGCTGCCTGTGCCCGGTCCTGCCGCCGCATCCCCAGTCAACTGCGTGATGCCCGTATCGGGGGGTTTCGAGTAGGTACCGGTCCCATCGAGATACTTCGTCGCATCGTGAGGCAGGGACGGCGGGTCCATGACCGTCCACTGGCCCACCATCGGGTTATAGAGCGCCAGCACCGTATATGGACCCCCTCCGGTCGTGATCACGTCCCCGAAGGTCTGGGTAGGACTATCGCCCATAAAGGCGAGCGTGAGCGCCGTGGTCGGGCGGGAGGCGACGTGCAGGCTCGCAAAGCTCCGCGCCCACATCCACTGCTGGTTACTCGTCAGGACATCGGCCTGGAGGGCCATAGACCCTGGTACGGGATCGTTGGCCGAGAACCACGCACCCACCAGCACCCCAGAGACGGGCGTATAGGTGCTGTACCAGTAGATGTAGAGGAGCCCGTCTTGGACCTCCACCTCAAACCGGCCCGGTGACCCAACCGGCTGGAACCAGAGCACCTCGTTGTGCCCATTGAGCTGGTCGGGGTTCCCGTTGATCAACTGCGGCTGGGCGAAGACGTTCTTCGTATCGAGCCGCGCCACTTGGACCGCTGGAATCCCACTATCGGCCAGCACCTTCCCGGTCGTGTCCGCAAAACTCGGGACATCGCCCGTCGTGCTCGATCCCGGTCCCGTAACAAAGCCCGATCCGGCCCCACCGGGGGCATAGAGATCCCACGTCGTCCCGTTGCTCCGGTACAACTGATAGGGAGGGGTACTGTCAGTCGCGGCGAACTCCGTCCCCGGCTCCACACTACTCGCGGCAGGCCGACTGGCGAGAGGCGCGGGCGCGAGAATGACTTGACCGAGCCTCATGTCTTCACAATCCCGTAGATGCGAATATTCCCACTGGCGAGATTGCCGCTACTCATCTTGAACCGGAGCCCGTTGATCGCGGCCGTCTGGGTGTAGAGTCCCCCGACCTGCATCCCGAATGTCGGTGTGCCCGACTGCGAGCTGATGAAAAACATCTGACCTGAGATGAATTTGCCGGCCGTCGTGCTGCCAGGACTGAACAGCCGCACCTGCCCGACCTGCCCGCCATTCGCGGCAGTGGTGGTCAACCCGAATCCCCCGCTCACCCATGTCAACACAAACTGCGTCTGTGTGCTCGCACCATCGGACGCCGACCCCCCAGCCCGCCACCCCCAGAAGTCATACCGGTAATTCGCGCCGGTATCCCACGTCGTCCCGGCATTGGACGACACCAGCAGCTGCAGGGCCGCGTGCAGGGTGTCGGGGAGGACATTCACCACTTCAATCAGGTACTCGTCGTAGGTCGCCGCATACCACGCCGTAAAATCAAGCGTGGCCGAGGCCGCCGCTGTATGGTGTTCCAGCAGGACCAGGCCGCCGCTGCTGCTCCCGCCACTGATCGCCACACTGGAGGCCGCCGTCACCCGGCCTTTGCCGTCAAGGGTCACCTGCGCGACATGCGTCGCGTCCCCATAACTGCCCGCCGTCACCCCAGAGGCTGCGAGCGTGAGCGCTTGAGACCCGCTCCCCGGTCCGGCGGTCCCATCGCCCGTCAGTTGCGTGATCCCGCCGCTGCCCGCCGTACTCACCCACGCCGACCCCGACCACGCAAACAACTGGTTCAGCGTCGTGTCGAACCACGTATACCCCGGCGACGGTCCCGACGCGGGCGTCCCCGGATTCGGCACAAACGCCGTGCGCGCCGCCGTCGGCCCACTCGCCACAAACCGGTTCAGCGTCTGGTCGATCATGAGAAGGCCACAAAGATGGTGTGTCCTGCGCCGTCACTGACGAAGACCTGCGACTGGGGCCACGGCGGCGTGTCAACGACCACATAGTCGCTGTAGTCCTGCTCGACGCCCAGCGAGAGCGGCACCCACGACCCCGCGACCACGCCAGGTGCGGCCGCCGTGATGATCCCGTACTGATTCACCGTCAGCGTCGCATTCGTGTAGGTGCCCGGCGTGACCCCACTGGGCGCCAAGCCGAGAATCGGGGTGGGGCCGCCGGTCGAGGTCATCGGATCGGTGGTGAGGACCGTACTCACCGTCGACCCCGCCTGGGCTGCCCCCGCCCCTTGCGCGGTCAGGTGCTGGAAATACAGATACCACGGCGTCGTCACGCGGTTCCCCGTCGTCGGGTCGATCAGCGGATGCGGCTGGGGGATCCACTGCGCGGCCGACCCGCCAGTCAGCGACGGCGGCGCGACGGTCGTCGGATTCCCGACGACCGTCCAGCTATGCCCGTGCCCGCTGAGATCCGCGAGATCCGTGGCGGAACTGAGCGGCGTATCGGTCCAGAGATTCGCCGTCGTCACCACCGTCGCGCTGCCCATCTCGGCGGCGATCTGCGTCCCCGTGAGGACCGCCTGCCACTCGCGGTAGTACTGCATCCCGATCCCGGGTTGCGCGCCGTAGCTGGCATTGTTCGCAACGGTGACACTGGTGAACGTCACCGCGCTGAGGTCGTTGGTGAACGTGCCCAGCGCAGCCCCGTTCACATAGAACGTCCAGACATGCGCGGTGTGGTCGTAGGTGGCCGCGAAATACGCCCAGGTCAGGACCGGGAGGGTCGGGCCCACCGTGCGCATCATCGTCGTCGCCGACGACGCTTCGAGCTGCGTGTTGTCGTTATACGGCCGGCTCGCGATCTCCCAGTAGTCATGCAGACCGGTCGCCACGGGCCCATAGACCAGGAAGATTTGCTGCGAGGACGTGTTCGCAGTCCCGAACTGCCCCCAGAACGCGACGGTGAAATCCGTCGTGGGTTGCAACAGGCCGGTCGTCCGGACCAGGCTGTCGCCGGTGGTCGGGAAACTGATCGCCATTACGCGGTGCCCGGCGTCACGTCCACGAACGCGTCGAGCCAAAAACTCGCGACCGGGTCGGTCATCGACACCTCGAGCACCCACTGGCGCCCTTGCCCGAAATTCACGCTGTAGCAGCGCCGCAGATACTCCCCCATCTTCCCGACGCTCAGGGTCCGCTGCGCCCCCCAGGTGAAGCCCCCATCTTTCGAGAGGCGAATCATCACCTGCGGGTCCACGCTCGCCGTGGTGCCCATGCCCATCTGCATGAGGAGCTCAAGGCGGCCGAGAAAGATCTGCTGCTGTTGCGCAAAGGGTAGGGCCACGCGGCGCAGCCGGCGAATCGCCACCGTCTCCGGCGCCGGGGGGGGCGGAGGGGCGGTATAGGCAAACTGGACGATCACGACGCCGCCATGCGCGCCCCCCGGCCACGACCACGACGAGGTCAGCGACGCCGGGGCACTGAGCAGCTGGTAGGCCACTGTACACCCGCAATACGACCCTCCCAGGACTTGGAAATAGGGCTGCGTATCGACAATGGTCCATCCGTGCCCACCGGCCTCGGTCGCCGCCCCGCCCGTCCCTGAGGGCACGTCGCCCCACCCCAACATGCAGACCGTCAGCGCCAAGCCGGCATTCGCCGCGTAGGGTCCGAGACTTTGCGGCGTGACGCCGCCGCCGTTGAACGATTGCCCGGTGAAACTCGGCGCCGACACGTTCGCCCACGCCTGCACCTCGAGACACGCCGCCCCCGCCCCGCCGAAGGTAATCGTGTGCGTCGGACCGGTCAGCGGGTTCGCGATCCAGTGCATCTGCGCGGAGGCGGTGTCCATGTGGTGGTCATCGCCACTCGTCGGATACCCCGGCACGGCATTCCACGTATTGCCCAGCGAATCGGTAAACGAGTCCAACTCGCCTTCGGTGGAGTTCCCCACATAGACCAGGAACATGAAGGACGCGCCCGTGCTGTTGATCACCGCGACCGTATGGGTCGCGTCCGACGGTGGCGGCGCCGTCCCGTTTGAGTACCCGCCAGTCGTGACCGTGTGCGCAAGGAGCGTGGCCGCCATCAGCTCCCCAAGGTATCGGCGTAGGTGTCGGTGCGCAGTTCGTAGATCGTGCCGCTCTGGTAGTCGCCCACGAGACACCGCTCGAACGCAATCGCATGGCCCATCGCCCGCCACGGGCGATAGATTCCCGCCGTGGCGTCCCAGTGGCCCCATTGGTACCAGCGGTCGAGCGTGATGTCATACACCCACGACGCGTCGGTATCGGTCGGGCAGATGACCGCGTAGTAGGCATGGCCTTCGAGCTGGAACGTCACGGCGTAGGTGTAGAACTGCTGCACGACGCTCCAGCGTTGGATCGCCTGTTCGACGGCAAACGTCGAGACGCGCGCCGGCGTCATCCCGTTCAGGCGATACACCAGCCGGTGTCCGTCGCGATTGGTGCCCACCCAGTAGACGGTGTTGTCGGCCCGCAGCATCGTAAAGGTGATGCTGATGCCCTGCTCGACGAGCACCGACCCGGTCGGGGCGAACACCGTATTGCCCTGGCCGACGTCGTACCACGGCTCCATCGTGTCGCCGCCGAAGACGAGCAGCGTGCGTTGCAGCCGGATGAGGGCGCCGATACTGTCCATCGCCGTTGAGCGTTCGGCGAAACTGAGCGCCGGCCACTGCGTGAAGTCGAACAACTTCGACCACTGGAACCGGATCGACGCATTGCCGACGCCGACCAGACCGTAGCCGTCCATGTACTCGGCCTGATGCACGATGGTCGGGAAATTCGTGTCGGTCACTTGCACGAAGGCGTCGGTGTCGAGCGCGTTCACATAGCCCGTATTCGCGCTGATGATCAGATTCTGCTTCCCGCCGCTCTTGAACGTGCCGTTGGTGATGATGCTGACCGGGCGATTGTCGGTCGCCACCGGGTGCGAGGCGCCGAACGTGCCATCGCTCATAATCTCCGCGTAGGTCTGACCGCCGACGGCCCAGAGCCGCCCGTTCATCGCGAACAGGCCGCGAATCGGCTTGTCCGGAAAGACCGTCCACGGCACCATCGCCGGCCGGCAGGCGAGTGCCCCCATCCCTTTCGGACTGACTCCGGGCGCGGCTGGCGCGATGTACAGGTTGTAGGTGCGCTCGGTGTCGAGCGTCACCGCCTGCTGCGCGTTGGCAGGCCCGACGAAGCCCTCGATCGCGACGCGCGGCACGCCGTCACACCTGCCAGCATCCCGACAGCGGGGTCGCCGCCGTCCCAGTCGCGTTGATGCGCACGGCCGCCACCGGCACGACTTGCCCCGCGACCACCGTCAGGTTCGCGACCGTGCCGTCCTGCAAGACGGCCGCGACCGTGCCCGCGCCGCCGGCGAGGATCGCATCGGTCACAAGACGCATGCTGGGCATCACGAGATTGACGGTGTCGCTGGGCGTGATCGTCTTCACGACATTGAAGGGTCCGGTCAGCACACTCGCCATTTACGCCCCCTGGTCGGTCTGAATCACATACACCCCGTGCTTGGCCGGCGTGTACGCCGTGTCGAGCACGAGATCGGCCATCATCGCGCTCGCATTGGTGGTCTTCACCCAGTTCAACGCCTCCCACGCCTGCGCCGGCAGGGTCTGCGCAATCGCCGGCGGCACGCTGAAGTACTGCGTACAGGCATCGGCGAGACACAGCCGCAACGCCTTCTGATAGCCCGGCGGCAACACCACGTAGGTCGTGTAGTCGGGAAAGCTCGTGGTGTAGAGCGGCAGATACAGCACCAGCGAGTTGACACTGGTGTTCGGGATGTTCCAGAGCTGAATCTGCCCGAGCGGCACGGTGCGCTGGTAATACAGCGTCGAGGGATAGGCACTGCCGATCGTCTTGATCGGCTGCGCCGCATACTGCGCGTCGGTCAGCAGCGCGAGCGGCAGTTCGACCACATACGGCGTCTGCTGCAGCAAGAGTGTCGCGTGCTGGATGACGTCTGGCCGCGGCTGCGGGGTCGTGTCGAAATTGCCGCCTGGGCCAATCGTGTAGGGGTTCGTCGGACCGCCCTGTCCCGCCGTCAGCGGATAGACCGTGCGCGTGACCAGCGTCACGGTCAAGGCCTGCAGCGTCCACTGGTCGACGAGCTCGTTCAGCGTATCGAAGACGAGCTGCGCCGAGACGGCATCCGGCGTCTCACCCGGCGCAATCACATTGAGCGTGGTCAACGCGCGGGTGATGAGCGTCAGCGCCGGGACCGAGGTCGACATCTACCCCTCCGCGACCGGCGTCTTTTTGGCGAATCGCCCGGCCTGATTCCGGCCCGAGGCGGACCGTTTCTTCGGCGCTTCGCCGAGATCCGGCAGCATCAGATCGGTCGCGCGGTCGCGCGCCAACGCTTCCTCCTGCGCGCGGACACTGAGCCGCTGGTCGGCATACAGGCGTGCGGCGGCTACGCGAGCCTCCTCAGCCTCGCGCCGCTCGAAGGCGGCCTCCGCGTCGGCCGGCGACAGGTACCACCCCGGCCCGAGCCGCTCGTGCGCCTCGGACGTCTTGGGTTCGACACACTCCACGCGGCCCGGCCAGACCTGCCGATAGACCGCTTTCGGATACTCCTGATAGGTGTACGGGCCTTCCCAGTAGCGCGCATCGTGCACCGTCAACTCGTCATACCCGCCGCGGCCATCGGGCACCCGCGTCTGAATCCCAGCCATCGGATCCTCCGCCTTACGCCAGCGAGACGCCGGTGGTGTACTGCGCCCACGTCAGATTCGCGAACGAGCTGGGCAAGCCCCACGTCACCGTGGCGCCCGAATTGTGCGCCGCTTGCGCCGAGCCGCGCTGGCCGCAGAGGACCGGCACCATGCTGCCCGACGCGTCACTCGAGGCCAGGAAGTACTCGTTGTCGATCTGAAACATCATCCCGCGCGTCATCCCCGTGGTGGTCGCAATCGAGAGAAAGGTGTCGTTCAGCCCTTTGGCGCCGGAGAGCGTGGTGCTCGCGAAGAGCGAGATGCTCGGAGGCGCTGCGGTCTGCGCAGCGGCTGCCGGGGGTTTCGTCGTCGTCGTGTGGTCGGCCATGACTGTTCCTCCTACGCACCCTGGATGATGCAAATCCACTCCGGCCGGTACGCGGCCCACCCGTAGACCGCATCGATGCGGCACAGGTTCTGATCCGTCAAGCCGTTCCACTGCTTCGCCATGCGCAGCGCAAAGCCGAGCGGCTTGCTCGAGATGCGCTCCGCAATCGCGCCGCCTTCCGGCATGATGAGGTCCGCCATCACCATGACGACGGCTTCTTTCACCCACGCCAACCCGCGCGCGGCGCTGACCCCCGTCGTCCCGACCACCGTGATCACCGCGCTGTTCGCGGGCGACTGCGTCACGGTCTGCAGCTGCCCCGAGGTGATGATCGGCGGCGCAATGGTCATCGTGATCGCGCCGGTGGTATCCGACACCGTTTGCGTGACGCGAAACTGCTGCAAGGCGCCGGTGGATTGATAGTTCTGCGGATTCACCGCGAACACGCCGGCCATCGTGAAGATCGTCCCAGCGGTGAGCGTCGTCGCGCCCGACGTCCAGCCACTGGTCGACAGCGTCGAGCCGGTCTGGCTGGCGCCCGCGACCACTGGCGAGCCGCCGTAGGTGGCATTGACGAAGCGCGACACGTTCTGGTCCCAGTACCACTCGGTGAACCCGAGCGTATTGGTCGAGTAGATGCCCCGCTCGAACGAATCGCTGATCGTGCCCTGCGGATTGAAGAGCGTGAAATTGCTCGCCGTGATCGCGGCCTGCATCTGCGGATTGGTGATGACCATCCGCCGCGGTGGCGCCGCGAAATTCGACAGCAGCGTGTTCGCCGCGAGATACGTCGTGTTGGCCGTCGGATCGGTGCCCGGCGAGCCGACCGAATTGGAGACGGCTTGCGAGATCCGCGTCAACCCGTCGAAGTCAATCGTATTGGCGAGCTGCACGGCCGCCGGTTCGATATAGCGCTCCGTGTAGTCGTCGACCTCGACCGTCATGCTGAAGGACGAGAACGAAATGCCGACGTTCGCCTGGTCGGTCAGCGTCACGGGGACGATCGCGTCGGTGATGGACTGCTGCTGGAACGCCTGCCCCTTGGTCGTTTGGAACCGCTGCGGGAGGCGCAGATTGATCGTGGCGCCGACTTTCGCGCCGGCTTGCACGTAGTCGTCGTCGTACTGGCGGTCGATGTTATTCGCGAACTTGAGGTTGTTGATCGCCAACCTGCCGACCCGTTT